GTTTTTCGACATACTAAAATCAGACGACTTAATCATAGGGGGATATGCATCAATAGAAGTTGTGGATAAGCAGAATGACTTAATCACACTAGAAGCACTAAATGAAGCAGTCCACAAATTCATGGGAGAAAAGAGTTTTAGAAACGTAATGTCAAATCATTCAAATGTTCAAGTAGGGGAGGTAATAGAGTCATATAGAGACAACAACGGTGTGTTGCACAAAACCCATGTTGATGATGTAGGATTCTATGTAGTAATCAAACTCCGAGAAGATATAGAAAAGGCAAAGGAGATTTCAAGAGGCATCAGAAAAGGAACACTGAGGTCATTTAGTATAGGAGGGCAAGCGATTTCTAAGAAAAGCAGAACAAATTCTGAACTTGGTAAGTATAACGAAATAGACAAGTTAGAATTACATGAAGTAACAATCTGTGAAAAAGGAATCAACCCGGAAGCAAAATTCGACATTTTAAAGTCGGAGGAAAAGAAAATGAGTGAAAAACTGGAAAAAGCACTGGAGGAATTGAACGGCTTGATGGCTCAAGTTAACGATATCCGAAAGGAAGGAGAAGAAGAAATCGTGGAGGAGCCTCTTATGGAAGAAGAAACTCCTCCTACAGATGCTTCATCTGAATTGCAGGCTATGGAATACAAGGCTGCTGAAGATGAGGAAAAAGATAAGGAGAAGAAAGCCCTAGATGAGGAAGGCGCGAGAAACGAAGCAGGTGAAACTGTTATCGAGAATGGGACACCCCAAGCACCTTCTATTACTCTAAAGGGTTTTGAGAATGATGATTTCTCAACGCTAAACCTTACTGCGGAGAATGTGGAGAAGGCATATGAGCAATTCAAGGCCGAACAACTTGAGAAGATTGCATACGATGACTTGCAGAAGAAGTTCTCAGACCGATTTGAGTCGGAAAAGGAAGTCCGAAAGGAATCTGCTGAGAGAGCCGAATATGATGCAAAGTCAGAAGTTAGCATTCTAAAGGCAGAGTTTGCAGACCTACGCAAGTCTCTAACTGAGAAGGATAGCGAGATTCGCAAGACTGCTGAAATCGCTATGTCCCTACCTGAGAATGTCCCTACCTCTATTGATGAGGCGGCGGCTATGTCATGGGATGATATTCACAACCTAGTGAGGGGTGATTAAAAATGAGCAATACAGGATATATTAGGACAATGAGAGATTTGGAGAACGCAACATACGGAATTAGGGGAGGAGCAGGTAATCAACTTCTAAAGGCCGGTGGAATTGTAGGGGGATTCGGAGGAACGACTGCTGAAGGCATTCGTCACGATACCGCTACTTTGGATATGCAGGGAACTGCCGCCGCAGGACTAGGTGACCTTTACGGACTAGTTTACGGACAGAAGGTTTGGTCTATGCTAAATAGGGAAGTCAACGCTTTCGCTATGGTAGCAAAGAGGCCATACACTTCTAGCGGTTGGAGAATCCTGAAGTCAAGGCCACTCGGTGGTTCTGGTGCCGCTTTCGGAATTGGAACTACAGCAGTTGCGGCAAACATTAACAGCGCAGACTCCGCAACACCAAGAGCAGACCAGATTGGTGGTGTAGAAGAGAATGCTAAGTTAGGTGACTCAAATGGTTTCAGGCCATTAGCACCCGAATACACCAAACTCTTCGTGAGTCCGAAGATTATCGCCCATATGTTTGAGTTCTCAGAACTTGGAATGGAGATGGCGGCAATTGATGACGGTGTTGGTGACATTAGGGCTATTGTCCGTGAGGATATGGCAAAGCATCACGCTGAGGTTCAGAACAAGATGCTACTAATGCCTCTTGAGCGATATGATGATGGAACTGCAAGTGACATAGATAGGAACTACACTTCTCTAATGAAGGTAGTTTCTTCATCTGACGAACTGGCCGCTATGGGAACTAATAACATGTTCACTACTGGTGCAAACGATAACTCGTCAGCCGCTACTGAGTTGATTGAGGCAACATACAGGGTATTCGGAAATTCAGACCGAAAGCCAACTGCCGCAAACACATCATACACCGGTAATGATACCTTTATGGATGCAGTCGTTAACTTCGGTGATGGATATGCTGATACTCAGGGAAGGCCTCTAACCCTAACGCTACTAAATACGCTAATTAGGGACTTGAGGCTAAATGGAGGAAACCCCAAAGTTATGCTAACTGGATATGACACAATCCAGCACATATCTGACCTACTGCAATCTCAGGAGAGGTTCATGGATGCAACGGAAATCGTTCCAACACACAACGGTGTTAAGGGCGTTAAGGGAACAGAAGTCGGCTTTAGGGTTGCTTCTTACTACGGAATCCCTCTAATCCCATGCAAGGACATGCCACAAACTGGGCAGTCAGCCGCTAACAAACTGAGTGACATACTTGTGCTAGACACAGACCACCTATGGCTATCAATGATGAAGCCTACTCAATACTTTGAGGATGGTATCACTAGTGGTAACCCATTCGGTGTAGGAACTCTAGGGAATCAGGGAATGTATAGGACAATGGGCGAAGTCTGTTGTTCCTTCTTCCGTGGACAAGGTAAACTAACGAACCTAACGAGTGCTTGAGGTGATTAAGTGGCACACGCAATAACACTACTAGCCGACCATAAAGGGCAAACCACCCCAAAGGTTTCCGGTGATGAGTATTATGTAGACTTTGTTTGTGATGTGACTAACTACCCTAACTTAGCGGCTGGTGGTGTTGAAATAACCGCCGCATCTCTAGGATTAAGTAGAGTTACAACTGCTATGATTACCGGACAAGAGAGTTTAACGTTTAATGGTGTAATAATGTGCGAAGCGGCAACGGGTGACTATCAGCGTTGGAACGGTTCTGCTTTCGTTGATGCGAGAGATGGATTTACGCTTGCAGTATTGGAAGTTGCTCAGGCAACTCCGGCTGAAGAGACAAATGCCGATACCACGACTTACTCTTTTAGAATAAGAGCATACGGAATACTTTGAGATAACATAAAGTAGTGGCCTCCGTCCTAAAGCAACAGGACGGGGGCTATTACCCTCTCAGGTGATACTATGGTAAAAGTGCAATATATAGGAAATAAGCCAGTTTGGAGCCTAAAGATAGGCTCTAACAATTTTGAAATAAGACATTGGGAGACAATAGATATTCCCGCAAGATTTGTCGCTACTAGCATGATGAGTTACAAAGACCTAAAGAGGACATTTGTAGCAGAAGATAGGAAATGGATGGCAGAAGAATGTCCGAAACCCATTAGAAAGAGCATTTGCAAATTCCACGGTTATCGAAATTGGCATGAGGCAATGGATGCCTTCTTTGGTGGTTCAGAGAGTAGAAAGGCTTCTAGACTAATGAAGAAGGTAAGGGTGCCAAAGGTTGAGAAAAAACTTGAACCAAAAGAAAAGGTTATTGAGGAACCTAAAGAAGAGAAACCTAAACTTATGCCTCTTCTACCTCAACTAGACAAATTGACAGTTCCTAAACTGAAAATTCTACTAGAAGAAAGGGGTCTTTCTACAGAAGGTAGAAAAGCAGACCTCATCAAGACCCTAACGGAGGCGGAGTGATGACGATTTCAAGTGGGATGCTAGATGATGACACAGTAGTAACTGCACATAGGACTAAATTGAAGAGTGTTCATGTGTCTTCTGGGGCTAATTGTAGCAGCACCAATCTTCTAATAAAAATCTGGGATTCTAGAGCAGAAACAGGTGGTGAACCTGTTCCGGGCGGAACACAGACCAAGAGAAAGGAGTTGCTAAGAGTCTTAGCCAACCAAAATCATTCTACTGCGGCTTTCAACTACGAATGTGACACACATGGGGTATTAGCAAATGAGGGGATTTATGTCGAATTCGTGACTGGAACCGGACAATGCTATGTTTCTTATGAGTGATTAATATGCCAAGTATAGATACAGATACAAGATTAGTGATGACAATACTGTTCGTAGGAGCAGTTAGTGGAGTGAATATTTACTTTTACACCATGTATGGGATAACTTTCCCATATGGGGCTTTAGAACATGCCGTTTTGTTTGGCATAGTAACGGTTGGAGGGATAATGTGTATCAAAGCATTCTTCGATTTATTCATGAATGACTACATCGAGGAATGGCTACTTCAACGTAGGATAGACTCCTACTGGCAGAGAATGGCTAGGGAAGAGGATAATCGGAAGAGAGTTAGGGATTCCATACGGTCATTTCAACAGTCTAATCCTATGTCTAATATCTATGGTGATAATAATTTACCCACAATGGAACCAGAACAAAAAGGTGTTAATCCAACTTTCTTAACGATAGAGCAATAGATGTGAGGAATATGAATGGTCAGCGAAATTCTATTCGGAATGGATGAATCCACTCTCGCATACGACCTTCAAAGAGCGCATTCTGCTGACATCTGGTTCTTACGGGCAAGATTTTGGTTTTGGGGTTTTGTTGCTTGTCTTTCTAGTTTCATAATAGGACAGGCTATGTCAATTCTTGGTATCAACACCCTTTCAATGGGATGGAATGGATTAGTAGATTTCTGGAATCATCTTTGGTGATTCAATGTCAGTGATGGCGGGATTCGCCATATTGATTGTCGAGGGACTGAACAAGATATATCAAAGAGTCCATGCAATAAACTTTGGAATATATGGTGCTACTAGAGCAGGTAAAACAACGATGCATCATCAGTTAAGGACTAGAGGCGAAGTTCCAGATATTAGAGAAAGAACTGTTGGTAGAAAAAAAGCAACTAGAAAATTTGTGAAATTAGATGGAGATGCACACACAATAAAATCCTCTGACATAGGAGGACAAACCGTATATTGGAACGATTGGCTACATGACATGAAATCAAGGAGAGTGAAATACATCATATTCTTGATTGACGATAGGCATATGGATAAGCATTATGATATTGAACAACAGTTATGTTGGACGTTCTTAATAGATACAATATGTGCTTCTGAATGGAATACCAATGGTAAGAAAAAAAAGAAACGTGACCATGATTATCCTTTAGCAGTAGGCATTTGGGCTAACAAATATGACCTATGGAAAGATAAATATGAGCATGAAGGCCCAGTAGAAAAACATCCAATTTTTTCAGCATTTAGAGATGGGATGCAACGGCTCAATGATAAGGGAATTCCTTGTTTCAAATACATAGTTAGTGCCAAATCTGACTCAGAGATGGTCTATAGAGGTGTCCTAACAATGATAAAGGACTACTGATACGAGAGGCACATGTCTATGCAATATCAGATGCCATCATTGATTGGAGCGCAAACACCGGCGGCTCCAAATGCTTTTATGGATAGGTTTGAATCTGCGCGTTCAGCAGGTTCAGTTATTAATTATGAATATAAGAGTGTTAAACCCAAAAAACAACTAAAGGAGATAATGAAGGTTCTAAGACCTGAAAATAAGACCTTCCTGAAGATTCCATACAAGTTCAAGTATAATATCAAGGATAGGTGTGTGGTATGTGGGACACATAAGATATGGGATGCTAGTGACAATTTACGTCCTCCTTTACCTTTGCATAAGGTTCGCAAGGGATATCCAATGAGAGGAACTTATTGCGAGAAACACGCAGGAATTCACAGGCAATACGAATATTTAGAACAACAAATTCTAGCAGAAGAACACGGTCTTTCTTTTAGTGCGTATGTCCCAAAGGCATCCTCATTAAATCCAATTAATTTAGTCTCAGCAGGACCATTAAAGAGTCTGAAAGAGTCTGACATACAATCACTTGCTGCATTAGGTTGGACAGTAAAACCCCCTTCATCTGAGGAAGAGTCTAAAGAGGCGGAGTTGTTCAGGCTTATTATAGAGCATAGCGCAATAGGCGATAGAGTGAAAGTTCTATTAACTGAGGGCGCAAAAATGACACCAGTAGAACCAGTGGAGGCAGAATAAAATGGGAGTATTTGGAACTAGTAATGGAACCCTAATGAACACAATGCAAAGTAATCAACAGGCACAGTTCAAAACAATGAATAATCTATTAACTTTACAAGAGAACCATGTCGAGGATTTCTTCCAGTATCACGGAGAAGCATTTCTTGGGGCATTAGCCCAATTGGTTGAAGATACTGTAGAGAAGGTACTAGGTCAGATGCTACCACAATTAGCATTTACTTCTAATAATAATGGAGATTTAACGCTCAGTTCAGATTCGGCAGTAGCCTTTAGTCAGATAACAGAGGCCAATATCAATTTAGATATTCAAACACTCTTGGCTACAGCAATTAATTCGGAAGTTATCATGCAAAGAAGAATGGCAAAAAGTCAGTATTTAGAGTCTCAAGGATTTGCTATGCCACAAGCAGAACAACAGATGTCAATGCAAGGTCAATCTATGGTGGGCATGAACCCACAAGGGATGGACCCATCAATGATTGCTGGCGGTAGTGCTTCAGTAGGAATGAATAATGCTATGATGCAACAACAAATGGCTATGAATAACCAATCCGGTTATCCTGTGCCACCTGCTGGATATGATAATATGAATAATCCTTATTGGATAGACCCACAAACAGGTCAAATGTCATACACACCACCGTCAAGCGGTCTTGGTCTAGCAAATGCAGTTAGCAAGGGAATGGCTTGGGCGAAGTGGTTGGCATAGTATGGCAATTAAAATCCCTGTCTCTAGAAAGGGCAAGGGTGATGTCAAGGGTAATAGACTATATGAAACCATCAACATCCCAGATGGTGTTGATGAAAGGTCTGCTGAACAACTGATGAAGGGCAATACTAAGAATAATTTCTTCATTTATCTAGTTAATTATGTTTTAAGGGATTTACCAGTCCGTCCAACACGCGCTATGGCTAAGATAACTGAAGCAATACCTTTCATTACTGGAACCGATTTGCCTTTTGAAGAGGCTCAAGAATCTGACTACAAGTATTCAACAATGGAATACCAAAAAAAATTACAGGGATTTTTAGACGAAATTAAGAAGACTAAATTAATTGAAGATGAGAGTCAGTTTGGTTTGCTGACTAAAAAGACTAAAGAAACCCATAGTAGAAAGACAGATGCTGAAGGTAATAGAATTGTTACTGGACAAACTTCTAGTTATGCGGTAAATACTGATAATCCAGAATATTGGTCTACTCCAAGAGCATTAACACTATCACCTCATATGCTTCCTAATGTCAAAAAACCAACTGAGTTAACCATTGGTCAGATTGTAGATGTGAAGGATTTGGGTCAAATAACTGGTTCAAGATATACTACTGGGAATTCAGAAATTGCAGAGAATCAAGATATCAGTCGTAGACAATTCCTAATGCATTTCTTCGATACCTCACAACCATACATCGAGGCTGATAAACTAAGTCAGTTTGTTAAAATTGAATCCGGAAACATTAAAGTGGAATCTGGTGATTTTGTTACAGAAAAGAATGACAAAGACGAAGAGATGGAAGTTCCTGTAATGGTGGATAAGATACAATATACACTAACAATAGATACTCACGGATATTTCAGAGAAGTATTTGATAATCATGATTTTGGCTTGCTTAAGAAACATGGAAAATCCGGATTTGAGGATTTAGACCTCACAGGTTTCCAAGATACAAAAGCCAATAAGGAAAAATATGGGGAAAAATATGAAAGTCCATCTGCCGCCGCAGAAAAGGCCCACAAGGAAATATTGGGCTTTTTAGAAGTAACCTATTTAGAACCAGATGAACAATCGGTAGAGATGAAAATTCCGGGACTAGAGGCTAGTTGTGATAGAAGTAAAAGGAAAGTAACTACTATTGGTATGTTCAAGGATAAGGGTGATAGTGGTGATGTCGAGTATGAATTTAGCAATCCTAAGACAGGAGAAGGTGGAGACATACAAGAATTACATGCACATTTTAAGTCTCTAAATAAAAATGAAATGAAAAAGAAACTCTTGGAAAATCTAAGAGTAAGCAAAGATAGTAAGGATATTACTGATATTGCAGGACATTCCTTAAGCGCAACTAAAGTTGATGATTTAGTGGCGTTACTTCGACCAACAGACAAGGCTCTAACTTTAGGCAAATTAACAATAACATTCTCAAAGATAGATAAATTGAATAATAGAGATATGGATGATTTTGAACACTTTCGTAATCTTATAGAAAGTGGTGCAGTATCTGATAAAGTAGTGGGGGAAAAGGGGCTAGCAGCATTCCAAGAAGCATCTGCTACTGAAGACAGAGAGGAAAAAATGAAAGAAATTAAAGAATTATTGAATGATATTGAATCTAACTATGCTGATTATGACCACCCTGAAATGTTTTATGAAGAAATCATAGAGAGAGGATATGTGAAAGAAGACACTCCAGATGAAATAATAGAAAGAGTGAATGATGCCCTTGAAGAAGAAGGAATGGGACAATTCGGTAGTATGGAAGATGCTATGTCTCACATGACGGCTGAGGGTGAGACAATAGTAGAAGATGAGGATGAAGATGAGGATGACATTACACCAGACTTAACTGAGGAACAAACAGAATTGTTAGAAGCAGGGAAAGAGGAAGAGGAATCCAAAGATGAGGCTGAAGGCAAACCCTATCTAGAGTTCAACACTATGAAAGAAGAACAATTCAGCGATTGGATTACAAATTATCCCAATGGAAAAACGGAAGAGGATATCACCCCAGAGGAATACAAAAGGAAAATTGATATTATCATAGAAAGATTCTGGGAAGAAAATAAAAACTATCTACATTTAAATCCAACTAGCGTGAAGTATCAAAAGGTGCATAATATTCCATTAATAGAGATAAAAGAAGGAACATTTCAGCCTATGGTAATAGTAAGAACTGCACCTAGTGGCGAAGAAAGAAAGAAACAATCAAAACAAAGTGGTTCTGGAATGGCAACTAGGGGAAAGATTTCACTACAAGAAAAACTTCAAGGAACATATCTAAACATACAAAGGGCTTTTGAATCATTACAGGGTCAAGTGAATAATATAGGTGGTTAATATGGGTAAAGTTTCATCACCGAGTGATTTTAGCAATATTGATGTAAATTATTTAGATGCGAATAATGGTGGTAAAGGGTATTATACTACTCATACTGATGTTTCTAACCTTCTACAGATATCTAACTTTACTAACGCTACGACTCCTACTATTGCTGAAGTTGGGAAAATAATAAAAAGAGTAGAAGAGAATATAGATAGTACAATTAAACTATCATATCGACCATTAATTTATCAGAATGAAATGCATAATTTTGAAGTAGGTAGACATCGCCATTACCCAGTAGCAGAATGGCAACAATA